TGATGTACCCTTGCTGTTTCAAAAAACAGTTCTGCAAGTAGAGTATAGAACTCTATCAAGAGTAAGAGAACAATTCCCAAAGAAATCCAATCACAAGGCTGTTGCCTATGTTGAAGTTCAAATGACAAGAGTTCTTAATGAGATAGATGAAATTGATAAAAAGTTAAATTATGGAAGGTAAATTAATTAAAGTTGAAAATGGATATGTTTTAATGGTTGATAACATTATGCATGCAACAGATAATGATAAGCTATCTCTAAAAAATTGTCAAGCAATTGAGAATGATTATGATTTAGTTGAATTGTTTGATGAGGTTGATGAATCCATTGACTATCAAGAATTTGATTTCTCATCATTTAAATTAGGGTTTAAAAAAGCACTTGAAATTCTTGGTGATAAGAAGTTTAGTGAAAAAGATATGAGAAGAGCCTTATCTGCTGGATTATCTATTGGTTATGGTAGACAATTTGAAATTGAAAACAAACAGGTAGAAATAGATAGTTACATAAAATCACTACAACAAACTGAATGGGATGTTGAGATTGAGATGTGGTTTCATGGTACAAGACATAAGAAGGGAGAATGGATTCCAAAACTTGATGCAGATGGTTGTTTAATATTAAAAAGAAAGTAAGATGAAAGCAAAGTTTGAATTTGATTTTAATGAGCCTGATGATGCAATGGACCACAAAAGAATGACTAAAGCACTTGACATGGCTTTAGTATTGTGGGAACTTAAACATAATGCTCAGAAAAAGATTCATGATAGTCTTGACTATATGGAAGAAGACAAACCTAAAACTGCACATGAAGCAGTAGAGTTAGTATTTGATATGATCTATGAACTTATTCATGATTATAACATTAATATTGATGAATTAATAAATTAGTATGTTTTGCATTAAATGCGGTAAGAAAGCTACCAAGAGATACTCTCCGGACTTAGATCTGAATGGTATAGGTATGTGTGATGAGCATGAAGAAGAAATAAGAAAAGACCTTATGATTGCAATGTTTACTGATTGGAAGTATTTTGAAGATAAATATCTGAAAGAACCCAAAAAGAAAAAAACATGAAGTACAAGTATATTTTTAAACATAGAGCTACTCAGGCAGGATTGTCTTGTGAAGCTGAGACAGATCAAGAAGCTATTATGATTCTTGGTAGATTATGTCAAACAGTTATGGACTGGGATATGAAAAAATATAGACCTAGTAAAAATAAAAGAAAAAAATTAAAACAAAATAAGTTATGAAAACAACAGCAGTAGAGTGGTTATATGAACAAGTATGGATAACTTCAGGAGAAGATTTACCTGAACTTCTTGAACAAACTAAAAAAATGGAAAAGCAACAGATAATTGATGCTTGGTATGATGGTCAAAATGATCATGAAAGAGAAGTGGAAATGTATGCTTTTGGAGAAGAGTATTATAATGCTATCATTAAATCTGAAAAAAATGGTAAGTAATATATCTGAAACTGATGTGTTAGTAGTAGCTAATAGCATCAAGAAAAAATTAACTACAGAACAAATTAATAAAGTAATCTTAATGTATCCGCATGAAGAAGAATGTGACCCAAAAGGAACATGGAATCTTATTGTAGAGCATTGTATATATTCAATACTAGATGAAGAAGTTGTTAGATAGGATAAGTGAAGCTATTGATATGCTTTTTATAAGTTTAGTTTACGGAGATGAAAACAATTGAATCTGCAGAAGTTGCTAAAAAAGTATTGCTTTTAGCAAAAGAACTTATTAGTGAGCACATGATTATATCACAATTTGTGAATAGTGATGTCAATTATATTTTATTTAAGCATCAAATAAATATTACAAGACCAAGATATGACTTTCTTAACAAGAAAGAATGGTTGTTTGTATATAAGCTTGAGCTTAATTTACTGCAGTATCTTGAAATAATTACTGAAGAAGAAAATAATAGGATGTTTGAATTGTTTCAATCTGATGAATCTAATATTTATTTAGGTGTGTTAGCTTTAGAACAGTTTGTTAATCAGAAAAAAGAAATAACACCTATTGTTAAGTTTTGGTCAAAAGAAAAATATTTTAAGATTGCAACACCAGAATTAATGATGTTTAAAATGAAACACAAATTATGACAGAACAAGATTTAATAGATGCAGGCTTTGAGAAAGTTCATGTATCTAAAGAAGATAGTGGAGATGATGAAGATTACAGTTATTACTTATTAGAAGCTACCGATGGTATTACATTAGTATCTGATTCACCTGCTGAAAATAATGGAGATAGTTGGTCTGTACATTCTTTTGAACTAGATAAGGTATTTATCATAGAAGCAGACCGTTTAGTTCACTTTCTTAATGCATTAAAATTATGTACACAGGAAAATTAATTAAAAAAGATGGCAAGCTAACTTATGCACATCCGAAGGATAAGCTGGCCTATGAACTGTTCTTACAGAAGTTACAAGAGGGACAGGAAGTAGAAATGTATATTGATCTAGCTAATGCAGATCATAGTAGAGCACAGATTAATAAAGTGCATGCTTGTATTAGAGAGTTAGCCAAAGAATCAGGCTATACTTTTGAAGAAATGAAGAAGATTGTGAAAGAAAGATCTGGTCTTTGCTACACAGACTCAGAAGGTGAGTTTTGCAAATCATTTGCAGAGTGTACCAAAGACCAGTTAATGTTAGCTATTGAAGCTTGTATTGAAATAGGAGTTGAATTGAATGTTAATCTACAGTAGGGGCAACATATCCCTCATCTTCTGGTTCTAAAATTTCTTTCTCTTGATACATGTTTTGATGTGTAGCTTGAGCTTCAATTTCAGCAACTAAAAGTGTTATTGTTTGCATAACTCTTTGATCTTCATCAAGATCATTGTACTGTTTAACACCAATTTCTTTTAAGTATTCTTCAGATTTAGTATCTTGAATCATTTTGTTTAATAGATGAAAAGCTGTATTTTTTACCATCATGTAGTAACCTTTACTTACTGGTATTTGAACAATGGCATCATCTTTTAATTCTTTAACTTTAATCATGTTGGTTTAGTTTAAATTACAATGTAAAATTATGAAAGAAAAATTAGAATTAGATAAAATTGTAGATAAATTATATGAAGATTTAGTTCTTTCTGGATGGGCCAGAGTATTAAGAAGTTTTTTATACAGTTCTGATTTTAAAAATATAATACAAACTCTTGCACAAGAAAGTTGGGCTGATAAAAGGTTTACTCCACCTATCAGAGATGTATTTAGAGCTTTTAAAGAATGTCCTTATGATGAACTTAAAGTTGTTATTGTAGGTCAAGATCCATATCCCAGCATTAACATTGCTGATGGTATTGCATTTAGTTGCAGTAAAAGTCAAACACCATTACAAATACAACCTAGTTTAAAGTTTATGTTACAAGAAGTAAACAGAACTGTTTATAATGGTGAGTACATAAGTTTTAATCCTGATTTAGCTAGATGGTCAAATCAAGGAATCTTGATGCTTAATACAGCTCTTACAGTACAAATAAACAAAATAGGTAGTCACTATGAAATATGGAAACCGCTAATGAATTATTTATTTGATTACTTATCAAATTATAATACAGGATTGGTATATATTTACATGGGGAAACATGCACACACTTGGTCGGATACTGTAAATAATAATAATTACAAGTTATTCTGTGCTCATCCAGCATCTGCTGTTTATAATAAATTTAAAAGATGGGACTCTCAAAATGTATTTGTTGATGCTAAAAAATTAGTAGAAGAAAATTATAATTATTCAATTATTTGGTGATGGAAGAGATATTTAATAGACTGATTAAAGAAGGTTTAATGCCTAATACTTACTATGTATTACATTGCTTAAAAGAAAAAGTTATTCCTAACAATTTTGTCAACAAAGAACTAGAAATCAGTAGGTTAAAAGCTAATGATTGGCTTAGTGAAGATTTGGTTTTAACTGCAAAAAGTCTTATATTTACCGAAGAAATCAATAGTTTCTTTAAGAAAACTAAGAAGAAAACAGTTAGTGCACTTATGGGTGAAGATTACATATCAATGATGTTAGAATATTTGGAAATCTTTCCAAATAGAAAACTTAATTCTGGTAAACCTGCAAGAGTAAATGTTAAAAATCTAGAAGGAGCATTTAAGTGGTTCTTTGAAACTTATGATTACAGCTGGGAAACAATATTAAAAGCAACTGAAAAATACGTGTCTGAGTATGAAATGAAAAGATTTGAGTTTATGAGAAATTCACAATATTTTATCCGCAAGCAAAACTTGGATAAATCCTATGAGTCAGATCTGGCTACATATTGTGAACTAGTTACATCTGGTGCAGATGAAGTTCCTAATTATTTTAGGGACAACATAGTGTGATCAATTTTTAAAATCCACATATGTCAAGTTTATTTAATGGTGCAAGACCTTTGCTACCTGTTAGTGAAAGGCAGTCCGTAGAAAAAGCTATTTATAAAATTAGAGCTAGGAGACAAGGTACTTTAAAGTCCTTAAAAAGTGCTTGGCCTAAATTTAATGATGCTTTCTGTGATGGTCTTGAATGGAGAACAATTACCGTGGTTGGTGCCAGACCTGGAACTGGTAAAACTCTATTTATGGAGCAATTGATTACTGATATTATTGCTAATAACAGTGACCAAAACTTCAGAGTTTTAAAGTTTCAGATGGAGATGGTAGATGAAACCAGCGGTGTTAGAAAACTGAGTCTGATTACAAGTGCTGATTACAACACATTAATGAGTAAGGACGGAAAACTTGTAGATAAGAGAATCTATGATGAATGCGTTAGGTATTACCAAGGAATGCAAGCAATGGACAGAATTAATGTTGTCTATGATGCTTGTACAGTAGATGAGATGTGTGCTACTATACACTATGAGATGGATAAGTACAAAAATGATGATGGTACTTATAATAACATGCTAGTTGCTATAGATCACTCAGCTTTATTTAAAGTTGGTAAGGGACAGAAAGACAAATTTGATATGCTAGGAAGTCTAGGTGAGGCTCTCACAATGATGAAAAAGAAATACCCTATAGCATTTATTGTATTAAGTCAGCTTAACAGAAACATAGATGACATTAAGAGACAAGAAGAAGGTACTTATGGTAATTATGTGTTAGATTCTGATATTTACGGGTCTGATGCTTTGCTACAACATGCTGATGTGGTTATGGGTATTAATAAACCTTCTGTAAGAAAGTTAAGGTTATATGGTCCTGAGAAATTTATTATTCAGGATGAAGATATCTTAGTGTTTCATTTCCTTAAATCAAGGAATGGTACTACTAGGATTAGCTTCTTTAAACTTGACAGGACTACAATGAGGATTGTAGAAGTCCCTACACCACCAACAGCAACTAAACCAAAAATTTCAACAATATGAGTATTACAATTAGGAAAACAAGAGAAAAAGAATTCTATGTACACCACATAGAAACATTTAAGAAGCTAGGACTTCCTGATCCCGCATTCTTAATTAAAACTGCATTTTTCCAAAAAGGTAAGTACGGAAGACAAGTTCAATTTTTTGAGTCTGAACTAAGTAAAGGTGAAGATTTATATGTTGAGCTTTATGACAATGTAACCGATGCTTCAGGTACAGTTGTAGATGTAAAACCTTTTTATGAACACAGGCAGTTGTTTAAATATAGATATAACCCTTTCTTCTCTGAAGAGTATGACAAGAAAAGTGGTGTATCTTCTACAGGAGCTGAGTATTCTTTATTTACTGTACCATTACAAGAATTAATGGCTGTAAATGCTGATGGAACTGCATTAAGCTTTGGTTTGTTTGAGAAAAGAATTAATGAAATTGAAGAAAAGAAAAAGGCTGCAGATTTTGATATAGATCTACCTAGACTTCAAAATTCTTTAGTTGATAACAATGACTTTCCAGATTTTACTGAAGGTATGAAAACTACTTTAGTAAGTAAATCTATACAGTCTATTCCAGATACATTATATTCTGAAATGACTATTGCAGATTATGCTGCAATTATGTGGAAAAAACCTGTAAGCAACAAGCAGTGGTTAAATGAATTAATTACTAAACAATGAGTATAGTACTTCCAACTACAAAGGTAAAAGCTCAGAGAGCTAATCCTAAAAGATTGGTTATTTATTCAAAGCCTAAAACAGGTAAAACTACTTGTTATGCTGGTCTTGAGAATAACTTAATCTTGGACTTAGAACATGGTGCAGATTTTATTGAAGCACTTAAAGTTCCAATTACTAATTTACAAGAGTTATTGGATACTGGTAAGGCAATTAGAGAAGCTAATAAGCCTTATAAGTACATTACAATAGATACTGTAACAGCATTGGAAGAAATGATTCACCCGCTTGCAGTGAAATTATACAAACAAACACCCATGGGTAAAAATTATGATGGTGATAATATCACTACTTTACCAAATGGTGCAGGTTATTTGTATATTCGCCAAGCTTTTTTTCAGGTGCTTGATTTTGTAGATACACTAGCTGATCATGTGATTCTTTCTGGACACATTAAAGATAAGCAAGTTGATGATAAAGGTGAGATGGTAATGGCAGCAAATATAGATTTGACAGGTAAAATCAAATCTCTGGTTTGTGCTAATGCAGATGCAATTGGTTACATGTACAGAAAAGGTCCTAAAACTATATTAAGTTTTAAGACTAATGATGAAGTAACTTGTGGTGCAAGACCAGATCACTTGAGAAATAATGAAATAGTAATAGCTGATTCTAGTGAAGGACAATTGAAAGTGTCTTGGGATGAAGTATATATTTAAAAAAAATAAGTTTAATAATTAAAAAGTAAAAAAAAAGATGGCTTTAAGTACAACTGATTTAGGAACAGGCTCAGGGATGCCTAAAACAATTACTCCAGGTAATAATGTTTTGAAAATTAATTCTATTCACTTAGAAGAGTTTACATTTATTGATGGTGCATACCACTTGATGTTAAATGTAGAAACACCTGCTATTGATGGGTTTGAAGGTTTTATGATTGACAAAGATGATGAAAGCAAAGGTCATTATGCAGGTCAAATTGGTAGAGTTAAAGCTTCTCAATATGCATTTGCTGATGGTGAAACTAAGTCTGGTGTTAAAATTCAAAGAGATAGATCTATCATGATCTTCTTAAAGAACTTAGCACATAGTTATGGTATTGATGAGTGGTTTATTGCTCAAGATAACAAATTTGATACTATTGAAGACTTTGTTAAAAACTTTAGTGATAATGCTCCTATCAAAGATAAATATCTTAATTGGTGTGTAGCTGGTAAAGAGTACATGGGTAAAACTGGTTATACTAACTATGATATGTATTTACCAAAAGGTGAAGGTCAAAAATATGCTTATGGTGCTGAAGCTGCTAAAGTTTTAGAATACAATGAAGCTAAACACCTTAAAAAGCTAGAAGTAACTGAGAAAAAAGAATTTGGTGAAGATGCTGATTTAGCTATCCCAAGTAAAAATGCTGCTGACTTCAGCTTAGATTAAAAGTAATTAACTTTTGAGAAAGGGAGTCTCAGTGCTCCCTTTTTTATTCTAATATTTTTAGTTATGATTTCAACAAAAGGACTAATTTCTGACTTGAACCAAATTCCTACAGAATGGATATTTGAGTTCTATCTAAATCTTACAGAAAAACTAACTGGACAAGACCTTAAAATTAAATCAGTATTTGTTAAAGAAAACACTCCATCATTTTGTATTTATCCTGATAAGATGGGTAGATATAGATTTAAGGATTTTTCTTCTGGTAAATCTGGTGATGCAATTGAACTTGTGATGATTTATCATAATCTTGAATCAAGAGGTGTTACTGTTAGAAAGATCATGGATGATTATTCTATGTATATTTCTAGACATGACATTGCACCAAGAGAGTATGTAGCTGAAAGTAGATATGAAGTTTCTGATTATGAAATTAGACATTGGAATAATCTTGATCAAGATTTCTGGATGGGTTACAAAATTTCTTCTAGGTTACTAAAAGAATATAATGTTCAACCTTTACAGTATTTTATCTTGAGTAAAACAGATAATGAAGGTGAGTTAAAAGAATTAAGATTTGAGAATCAATATACTTATGGTTATTTTAGAAAAGATGGTACTCTGTATAAGATCTATCAACCTAAAAATAAGAAAAGTAAATTTATCAAAGTCTCTGATTATATTCAGGGTTCTGAGCAAGTTAACTTTGACTGTAAGTATCTCATTCTTACTAAATCTCTAAAAGATATCATGTCTTTTAAGACTCTTGGTATTGGTAATGCTGAAGCTATTGCTCCGGATAGTGAAAACACTGTTATTGCAGAAGGTATTATGAAAAAGTATATACATAAATATGCTAAGATCATAGTACTCTTTGACAATGATGAGCCCGGTATTGAAGCTTCTAAAGCATATCAAAAGAGATATGGTTTTGATTACTTGATACTACCATTTGAGAAAGATATCTCTGACACTGTAAAAGCTAGAGGTGTTCAAGAAACAAGAAACATTGTGTTTAATCTAATAAAAAGTAAATTATGAAAGATTCTGCAGAATGGATCTATGAAGGTAAAGAATTTAAAGACTCACATATACCTGAAGGTGCAATAGGTTTTGTTTATGTTATGTCAGCTATAATAGATGGTAAGTCTGTTATGTACATAGGAAAGAAAAACTTCTTTGCAAATATCAAAAGATCCTTGGGTAAGAAAGCTCTGGCGGTCAGTACTGATAAAAGGTTGAAGAAATATAAAATGGTAATACAACCAAATTTTAAAAACTATTTTAGCAGTAATATGGTCCTTAAAGAAGCTCATAAACAAGGTGTAAGTATTAAAAGAGAAATACTTAAAATATGTTATTCAGCTAGAGAACTTACTTATCAAGAAACCAAACACCAATTTGTGTATGAAGTACTTGAAAAAGAAGAGTTTCTGAATGGTAATATTCTAGGTAGATTTTATAAAGTAAAATAGCTATGAAAACACTTAAATGCATTTAAAGGTATTTAGCTTTTATTGAAAAGCATGTGAAAAAATGTAGAGAGAACTCTCTATTTGGTAAAATGTAAAATTAAATAATCATGGAAGAAGAACAAAAAATTATTAAACTAGAAAATGAGAAAATCAAAGTGGTTTTCACAAATGAAGGAAATCCTGATGAGCCAAGTTTATCATTAGAGTTTGCTCTTACAAGAGATAGCAATGATGAAAAAATTACCACATTGGCATTAGACCCATCTATTTTTAATAGAGAGGACTCATTTATGGGTGAAATGTATATGAATACAGTAAATATGTTTGGAGCTGTTAAACAAATATTTGATTCTAAAGAACTATATGAAGGTTTACATTCAATAACTACTGCTGAATACAAAGAATTTTTAATAAAGGTAAAAGGTTATGATGTGGAAAAACTTGGGCCAAAAGTAATAAACATAGATGTTGCTATTAAGAAAGAAGACTGATGGAAAAATTCTCATTTGGAAAAGAAGAATGTAAGAATCTGATTGCAATGATTAAGTCACCTGATGAAAGTAACCATGAAATGGCAAAAACAATATTAGAATCCCTTGACATTGAAGAGAATCTTCAGTGGGTTTTTATAATTATTGTATTTGCTGGTAAGTCTGAAAGATTCTGGATGCATAATAATTTCTATAATGAACTCACTAAAAGATTTGGTAGTTTTCTCCAAGCTTCTCTAGATAACAGAACTATGAGTTTAACACTCTTGAATACTGTTTTACCTAATGAAGTGAAGTTGAAGTCTCCTTATGTTGAGTTGTATTTTGAATTATACTTTCTAGAAATGAAAAAGAGTCTGAATCAGTATGGGTATGATTTTGTGAATGAAATTCAAATAAAAGCAAAAGATGAATAAAGTAGATTTATTAAGCAAAACGGTCAAAGACCTTATGCTTAAAGAGCCCTATTATGGGTATTTTCTAATTCAGCTGAATAAGCATTGGAGAGATGACATTCCTACAGCAGGTGTAAGTAAAAATGGTATTAACTACCAGTTGGCCATAAATGAAGATTTCTGGGTCAACACACTTACAGACCTGCATAGATTAGGTATCATGAAACATGAGTTACTACACATTGCTTTTGGACACTTAACAGCTTATCATGGATATGCTGATAAAAGAATGGCCAATATTGCAATGGACATGGAGATTAACCAGTACATAGATAGTACATGGTTACCAGGTGGTGAATATACTACTGATGAATATACTGCTTTGAAAGAAACAGTTATGCAGGAGCATAAACTAGCACAAGATAATGGTGCTACACCAGAAGAACTAAAAGAAATTGAAGCTAAAATACCTATGAGAGGTATAATGATTGATGATTATCATGAGTTAAACCTTGATAGAAAAGCAGGTACTAAATACTACTATAAGAAGCTGAAGGAAGCACAGGAACAGAAAGACCAAACTGGTAGTTCAGGTTCTGAAGCACTTGACCAATTACTTGACCAAATGGAGCAAGGTATGGGTTCAGGTGCTGAACATGATACATGGGATGAATTTGAAGATATTGGTGAAACAGAGCAAAAGCTTATGGATCGTCAGATTCAGAGAATTCTTACAGAAGCAAAAGAACAAACCATAAAGAAAAGAGGTACTGTTCCTGGTGAGATGGGAGCTTTGATAAAAGTAGAAGAATTTGTAAAACCCAAATTTGATTGGAAAGGTTATGTTAGAAGATTTACTGGTACAAGTACAAGAGTATTTACCAAGAAACTTCAAAGAAAGGAAAACAAAAGATTTCCGGCTTTTCCAGGTCTAAAAATTAAAATGCGTCAGCATGTTTTGTTGGCTATTGACACTTCAGGTTCAGTAAGTGATACAGAGCTTAAAGAATTTATGAATGAGATTCATCACATTTATAAAACTGGAGTAGATATAACTATTATACAATGTGATACTAAAATTAATAGTATTGAAGCCTATAAAGGCAAGAATGATTTGAACATTGTAGGTAGAGGTGGGACTGAATTTGATCCCGTCCTAGAGTATTATGATGCTAACATCAGAAAATTTACAAGTTTGATTTATTTTACTGATGGTGAGTGTTACACTAGTATAAAGCCAAAAGGCAAAATATTGTGGGTATTATCTGAGAGATCAAGTATGAATGATAGATTACCAGGCAAAGTTATTAAGTTAGAGTTATAAAAAATTAAAAAAGAAAAGTTATGAGCCAAGTTCAATTAAACCTAGATGAGTTAAAAGATTTCGTAAAGTATATGGTTACTAATAACCAACATATTCAAAGCTTAGGTAAAGTACCTGTAGCTATAAATGTAGAGGGTGATGCAGGTTTGGGTAAAACTTCATCAGTAAAACAATTAGCTGCAGAGCTTAACATGGATATCATTAGATTAAACTTAGCAGAGTTTGAGGAATTAGGTGACTTAGTAGGTTTTCCTGTAAAAGAATTTGAGATTTCAAATGCTGAAGGTAAAACTACCTGGATTAATGAGCATCAGATTGATGCAGCAATGAAGAAAGGTTACAAAGTAATTAATAAGAGAATGTCACATGCTGCTCCTGAATGGATTCAAGGTAAACAAGAAGGTGGTTTCTTAATTCTTGATGACTACACCAGAGCTGACCATAGATTTATGCAAGCTACCATGACTTTGATTGATGAGCAAGCATATGCTTCTTGGAAATTACCAAAGAACTGGCATATCTTATTGACAACCAATCCAGACAATGGTGATTATAATGTAACTTCTTTGGATATTGCTCAAAAGACTAGATTTATTTCTACAGAAGTAAAATTTGATGTTAATATCTGGGCTAAATGGGCTGAGAAAGCTAAAATAGACAGTAGAGGTATTAACTTCTTATTGATGAATCCTGAGTTAGTTTCTCAAAGAATTAATCCAAGGATGATTACTACTTTCTTTAACTCTATTAGTTCTATTCAAGATTTCTCTAAGAATTTACCAATTATTCAAATGATTGGTGAGGGTTCTGTAGGTCCTGACTTTGCATCTATGTTTACCATGTTTATTAATAACAAACTAGATAAAATTATTGGTCCTAAAGATATCTTTGAGAAAGATGAGCAGTATGTGTTAAACACACTTAAAAGTGCTATAGGAGAAGGTAATGACTTCCGTGCTGATTTATCTAGTGTAGTTGCAACAAGAATTGTCAATTATGGTTTAACTCATGCAGAGAAGAATCCTATTGGTAAAGACATGACTGATAGAATTATCAAATTAACTACTGAGTGTGATTCTTTCACTGATGATTTAAAATACTATATAATCAAAGAATTAATCAATGGTAACAAGGTTAAATTTGCTCCATTGATGATGAATGCTAATGTAGTAAAGATGTCTGTAAAATAATCAGGATTAAACAGTTCCCTGTAATTTAAATTAAATCAATTATTAACAATGATAGGGGTAGATTATACCCCTATCTTATAAATATTATTATGGAATCAAGTATTTACATAACAATGAATCAAGGTCAATTAAAAATACATTTAGAGTATTTAATTGAACAATCTAAAAACTTATTTGACATTCAACCTTTAGACTATACAGCTACTAAAGGTGATAAGTTTTATTTCTTACCGGGTGTTAACATTCCCAGAGCAAAAGTAAAAACCTTTAATGATGAAAATGGAACCAAAACAGTTAGAGATTTAAATACTGCTACTTATATTTTTGGTTCTGACAAAAGTCAACATGAATATTTTAAAACTGGTAACCGTTGGATTTACAGAATGTGTTTTGAGGATTTTGAAAGAGTACTACCAGATGCTGCAAAATATTTCCATTTAGACCCAACAGATGTTTCAGATTTAAAAGATATTATTGAAGCTAAGAAAATAACTTCTGCTGATAATTTCTTTGTGTATTATTCATACCAAACAAAGACTGAAATTAATGATGTTGTCAAAAGATTTAATATTAATGATCTTAAAGATAACACATGGGATGATTCAAGTACTTACAATTTAGTAGACCCTTCAGATGTAGATGAAGTAAATGAATTACAAAAACTTACTATATATGATGTAAATGCGTTAACTTCTGCTATGAGTGCTAAAAATGTTACTATTGATTATGAAATGTTTGGTCAATTGACTAACATGTTTAATAGTAATGACTCTGATAACCATGTATTGGCTATGGAAGTTATGGCAAATTGTAATGTAGTTGACAGTTTGCTATATATTGAAATGTTATTTAAAGATCACAGTTATACTATTTATAACACACATACCAGAAACCATGTAAACTTTAAAAGTTTATGTTCTGTAATTGGTAAGAGTTCATATAGATTTGGAACTGGTATTGATTGTGTGGTTAGAAGTTTAATTTCTTTTGATGTTCTTACTGATGATAAGTTAAACATTCTTATGAAACATTATCATGCTGAAATTATGAGAAATGGAGACTCTGATTTCTTTAAGGTTAAAACTGTAACACTCAGTGATAAAGCACATGAAGCATTAGGTAAAAATTATACTTATCTTATTCAAGATGACTATAAACCTGTTGTTGAAGAGACAGAAGAAATTGTTGAAGAAACTCCTGAAGAAAATGTAAACATTGAAAGTTTAAACATTGAAAGTGTAACTGAAGAAGTTATTGAAGAAGAAGTATCTTTTCAATTAGAAGATATAAATGCAATTTCTGAATCTGAAGAAACAGTAAGAGTAATAGAAACAGTAAGAGAAGAGAATGTCTTACCCTTTGTAGAAAATACAATTGAGGATATTAAAGATACAGAAGAGCAAGTAGATATTAACCCAGTAATAAAAGAAGAAGATGGAGAGTCAGAAATTGATTGGTTCTAATGAAGAATTAGAGCAGTTCTATAAAAAGAAGTTTTATTTTAGCTACAGTGGAATAAATAAGTTATTATTCTCACCGGTGGCTTTTTACAACCATTATGTTTTAAATCAAAGAGAGGACTCTACAGACGCGCACCTAGTTGCAGGGCGCGTTCTGCATTGTCTACTATTTGAAGAAGAAAAGTTTGATGAGAATTTCTTAGAGTTACCTGGCAAAATGCCAACAGATAGCCAAAGAAAAATTATTAGTGATTTGTTTAAAATTCACATGTCCATAGGGAATAATTCCCTGTCTTTGGAAGACTACTCCCAAGATATTCTCACCCTACTACTTACAGCTAATCTCTACCAATCTCTCAAAACAGATCAGCAGAGACTTGACAAAATTCTTACTGAAGAAAACAAGACCTATTTTGACTTCTTGAAAAACAGTGTTGGTAAAACAGTTGTGGATCAAGAGACTCTGAGTGGCTGCAGAGTACAAGTTGAAATACTAAGAAGCAATAAAGATGTCAGAGCTTTATTACAATTAGATAGATCACCTGAAGATGATCATCTTGTTATCCAAAGTGAGTTGCGTTTAGAGTATAATAACCCTAAACTAAACTTTGGCCTTCACGGAATATTAGATCATGTAGTTGTTGATTATGAATCCAAAACCATATTCATCAATGACCTCAAAACAACCTCAAAAGCAATCCAAGATTTTCCAGATTCTGTAGAATATTATAAGTATTGGATGCAAGCCGTTATTTATACTATTCTCACAAACAGTAAGTATCTTGCTGATAGAGAAGATAAATTAGATTGGAAATTTCAAGTAACATTTATTGTTATTGATAAGTACAACTTAGTGTATCCATTTCAAGTTAGTCAAGAGACTTTAGAGAAATGGAAGGAGTCTTTTAATGAAATAGTAAAAACTGTTAAGTGGCACTATGACAATAGAAGATATGACTTACCATACTCATTAGTAGTTAATAATGTAAAATTGTAGGTGTTATGGCTTTAAATTCAGTGTATAGGAAGTATTTCCAAAAATCCCAGGTGTTTATATATCCGATCCTGGGAATTAAAAGAGGCGCAGCTTATGTTCCTAGAGCAACTTATATTGCTTGGAATGAGAACGACACGTCCTCTGAGGATATGAAATTAATATGTGTGTATGACAATGATGGTTCAAATACTTTTAATGTATTTGTAAAATCTGTTTTACTCAAGCATGCTAGATTATTTGGTTATGTAAAAGCTAACTCAAAAACTAGTGTCTTCACATTTGATTTATCTGATTTAATTGATGATTGGGAAAATTTTATGAAGGGTAAGTATAGTAGAATAAATCTGAATTTAAAAGCCAAAATTTTAAACTTTTTTGATCCACAAACTGGTAATTATAGTTATGT